TTTAGCTATCTCACTTTTTACCTGCATGAGTGGATCTTCTTTTTCAGTAAACCTGTCACGAAGTAGAGAAGTTTGTTTTTGCTTCTCTACTTCGACAAGTCTATCAACACTCTGAAGTAATTTTTCGGTTTTATCTGCCATTTAATACTTTTCCTATGTCGTGTTGACCAGAATCTTTGGTCAATTTCTTTACAAGAAAATCATTCAATATTAAAAATTCAAGATAACTCATATTTGATATATCACCATACTTCATATGATAATTAAACTCAAATTCTATTTCTAATAAATCAAGATATTTCAATTTTGGGAAGCATAAATTCCTTACAAAACGTCACCCCTACGGGTGCATCACCTCCACATTTGTTGCACTTGACAATCATGACATCTTTAAATCCAAATTCATTCTTCTTGACATAACTTTCCAATTTAACATATCCTTCAGGTGATATTTTGGTTGACAAAAACTTATATCGTTCAGAAAGCATATATTCTTTTCCGTCAATTTTACCTAAATTAGAAGCAAGTTCTAATATTTCAAAATCTAATTCTTTATTTTTCGCAAAATGAGATTCACGATACCGCTGGTCTCTAACACTTTCATAATCAATTTCTATGGAATGTCCATCACAGTCATATTCTTTCTTAAACTTTTCAGGTAAATAATTTATCTGTAAATGTTCAAGTTTGAAATGAAAAAAACTACTTTGTAATTCTTCTTGAGTTGGTTTATACGTTTTATCCTTTTCCAATTTCTCTTTTAGTTTATCAAGACAAAAAGGACAAGTAAAATCAACCTTAAAGTTATTATCTCTAAATGAATTAGCCCGCAACCAAAAAAGTATATATAACTTGTCTTGTCTCTTCAAGTCTAAAATGTCTATACCTTTTATTGTTGATTGTATCACGGTATCCACAACTTCATCAAAATTATCCTCATTCAACTGAGCTAATTTTTTGACTTCTGAAACATTTAATCGCCTACCGTAAATTTTAGTTCCATCAGAATAAAAATATCCTCTTGACGGAATATCGTTGATAGGAAAGAAATCAATCAAATCTTGATTTTGTTCTTGTTGTTTTTGATGTTTAATCTCTTCATTCGGATCAACCATTCTCATTTTCAACACTCCTAAAGTTTAATACTACATTCACCACATAAGTATTTATATAGCTAAAAGGCTTGTACCTTGAGAGTACAAGCCTGCACGACACTAACTTACACACAAACTATTGACCTCTTTTTATCAACTCACCCTGCAAATCTCTTATTTCATCTTTCATAGCTTTCATTCTACTCGCTATGTTAAATGCTTTTTTACCGTCCTTCTCTGCAACTCTCTTTTTATCCAAATATATCAACATGTCTTCATAATATTTTGCCAATTTACGAACATCGTTAGTATCCATCTTTCCCAAAGATCCGTCAGGAATTTCGGGAACTCGTGGAACCCCATCAACTTTCTTGGTTTTAATATTACTAACATCTACTTTTTCTTCATCACTTTTTCCATCATCAGTGTCACCGCCAGCTTTATCGTCTGGTTTACTTTCAGTTGATTGTCCACCCCCCCTGATTTTTTCTTTTTTGTTCTTCAAATTTTTTTACTTTTTGTTGCGCGTTCTCAAGTTCTTCTTTAGTATCTTTAATCTCATCATTTATCTTTCGCCTCTTTTCTTCATCTGGCTCTTTCTTTTTCTCTTGACGTAAAGAATCTATTTTCTCCTTAAACCCTTTGACTCTATCTCGCCAATCAGAGAGAGATTTAGTAACATCACCCACAATAGAACCAACATCACCGCCAACTCTTCCCAAATCAGAACTTGTAAAATCTTCCATCAAAAATTGTTTAAATTTACCCATTAAAAGCTCCTTGCATTGCACTTCTACCATCAATTGATGTTTGTTTTAGTTTATCTATGAACGGTGCCGGACCTAAAACTCTTTGTGGAAAATGTGCAGTCATAAAATCAGAATTGAACACTACTGAGTATTTTACCGATTCATTTCCATCTTGTCTATATTCTATTTCTTGAGCTTGTAGAAAATAACACTGGTGAAATGTAAACACTCCAACCGGAAACCCATTGTGATCTTCTGTAACAACTATCACTCTTGGTATTTTTACTTTACCCGGAGGGGTATAATATCCTCGTTTATCTACTACTCTTCTCTGTAAATATGTAACAAAATACCCAATTGTACCATAAGAATCTTCTTCAAATTCAATCTTAAACTCCATTCCATCAAACTCTATATATGGAAAAGAGCGGGGCACTGGACCATACATCTGCACTTCTTTTTTGAAATCGTATTGGGGAATCGAAACCCCTAATATATGCCAATTTTCAAGAAGTGGCATTGGACCAATTCTTTTAATTAAATCAATGTTCGATGGATTATCAATGAAAGTTACATTAAATCTGAAATTTGTCTGAATGCTTTTCTCTGAAAAAAATCCACGTAACTCAGAAGAACCTTCACCAATATCTCTTATAGTATTTAACAACCCACCTGAAATAGCCATGTCATATCCTTTGTATAGAACAAAATTACGTTCTACAAGTATTTATATAGACAAGGCTTATACTTTTCAGCATAAGCCCGTTACTGTTTGTACACTTGGCACATCAGCTAATTATTCTTCGACATAACACACATACAACATAGTATCTACTAACTGCTCAACAGCAGAAACATAATTATCTTTACAAAAACTAATCAAATCAGATTCTTTTACAATATAACATCTTCGATTTTTCATATCTTCACCTCTTCATTAAAATTAAACTGTTTCTAATTCCCACCAATCATAACTGAGTGTTAAACTTGGTTTAACAATATCAGACGTTGCATAATCAAGAGAAACCGGATCCCAATTCTCAGGAAAACAATTATATAGACGATATTTTTGTTTTAATTCTGAATTTTCATTACCTCTAAAAATTAAATATACGTCCGTTGCGTAACCACCTCTTTTTTTTGCTTTTTGTGAAATACCAGCATTAGTATTTGACAGTTTCGTACTAAACACGTTCTCAGACCACTCATTGAGAGCTTTCGTGACCAACTGGTCTTGAAATTCTTCCATGAGTATAGTTATTGTTTGTGTAAACATAGAACGACCGGGGAATTTCTGCTTCATGCCCATAAAGTAAGATTCAATTGGTTCAATACCGCGTCCGGGAATTTCCGCATTTCTACAGCGGATAAGAAAATCCTCCGGGTCGGTGATTGACTCGGTTACTTTATTTATTCCGGGAACTTGAATTTCCCAATTAAAAGTATAAAGCGGATCAGGCAAATCGTTTAACCTGTCATCAATATGTAATGACATTTTCTACTCCTTTATATTTAGAAAGGGGAGATAAACTCCCCAAGTATTACGCACCAATAACTTCACTAAAGCTAATACCAGAACTAACAATGTTAAATGTTCCTTCAATAAAATAGATTTTTTTCGCAAATTTCAGATAGTGGTCTACAATCAACTTATTATTATCTCTTGCAAGTGGAGTATTATTTGTAGCATCACACACCACTGCATATCCCCTATCACCATCAGTTGTATCAAAAGCACCATTCAAACTTGAAAGAAAACTATCAATTACATTATACACTCTTCTTCGAGTAGAAGGAGTATTACTTGTAAAAAGAAAATCAAGCATCAACTGTTCAATAGTACCTTCTATAAAAATCAAAGTACGTCTAATGTTAATATCTCTAAGTGAACTTTGTTTCTGCTGCGCGGTGCGCTGCATCCACATAACATCACCAATACCCTGTATATATCTGGTAGTGTTGATACTGACATCACTAAGCTGACCGACTTGCTCAAATGTAAATCTCACATTCTTACCAGTGTTTGAAATGATACCATTGTTGATACCAGCGGGAGCGTCCCACACATTACCATTAGCATCCGTTCTTGCCATCAAAGCTGCCCCATGAATAGCATCAGGAATGTAAACAAGTCTATCATTATACTTGTCATAAAACCTACTCCAACCAGCATATAGAGCCACATACGTCGGGTCAACATACCCATATGTCTCCGCCGTCTTTACTGTCGCAACAGTAACATCACTTCTTTGTCCAGATTGACAAACAGCAATACAATCTTTTCTTTTTGCTGCAATTCTGGCAACTTCCTGTTTAACTGCCATATTATATGTAGGACAAATCAAAATAGTTGGTGAAGAATCTTCTCTTGATTCAAAAAAGCTCCAACCACCAGTCGATGTAATATTAGTACCATAATTAACAGCTCCGCCAACTAAAGGAATTGCGTCTGAAGGTGTAGCGGCATATGCACCACCCTGCTCAAAATCTACAGAACCCGGAACCACATATATGTAATCAGAATTACCATTAACTACTTCACTAATGCGCAACTGTTGCTTATTTGCATCCTGTTGCGAAGTGCGAGTACCATAAAAAGTTTCAATTGGACTTGCACTAATAGAACTAAATGAAAGACTATCCCAGTCTTCATCAACATTTTTCTCAAAAACCTGAATCTTAAAAACTTTACTTTCGATGGGATGAGCACTCACATCGGTTGCAGAAGTATAATCATCATAACTATTGAACCAATCACAATCTGCATGAAAAGTCTCAATGGTGACTGCATAGTTATTACCATCTACGCCCGGACCAACAAATCCAACTAAAAGAGCTTTACCAGAAGGAAGTGATTCCTCTAAAGTGTAAATATCATCGATTTTATCAGGAACAGTATCGGCACTTGCCTGAACACCACCAGTTTCAGTTGCAGAAGTTGACCCATCTGCATCAAAAACTACAGTCGCGTATTTATCACCAGTATCAAAATCTCTAACTGCGAGAAGAGCATTTGACTCTTGAAGAAAAGTCAATCCAGCATACATACCATAACCCATTTCAGGAGTATTAGTATCAGACACTGAAGTTCCAGAAGTAAATACTGGCTCTCCCAAAGCATCAATCATTTCTTTATCAGTCGTGAAATTATAAATATAATTCACTCGTCCCTTACGGCTTCTAACTACAGTCGCCCCAGTTGAAGTTCCAACCGGAGAAGCCACTGTGGAAAGGTCTCTTTCTGTTCTATAGAACCCTGCCGTAGAACGCTTTTTTGAGACTACACTCATCGTCTACTCCTTAAAAAAGTTTCTATCTTTAATTATTTATATTCATATACAGATTCAAATGGACGTGTACTTGTTTCTATTTTCTTAACTAATGGAAAAGTATTTTTCAATCTATTCAAAACTCTTTTATTCACTGATTTAATGAAATTCTTTTTTGTCTCACCAGACGAAAGAAAAATAGTATCTCTACCTTTCGTATATTCAAATCTTAATGCAAACTTTAGGTTAAACCTTCGACTTACATCAGAATGCAGATAGTCTTCCATCCAAGCATACAAATCACCCCTTTTATCAATTCCAACTCTAACACCACTATCATAACTGTTTTTAAAAAGAAGCATCAATTCTTGACCAGTAGGATTTTTATAAACCTCTACTACATCACCATCAAGTTTCTGCATGTCGTGAAACGCTTCTCTTACCAACTGTGCAAATCTCCCCATACGCCTACACCGTCCACTTGACTATAATAGAACCCACTATAATTATTTATATACCATCTTTCAGCAACACAATTAGTGTTCTCTGAAACTACAGACACTAAAAACAAAATCAAAAGAAAAACTCTCAATTTAACCTCTCAATTCAATCTTATATTTATCACCATTTAGGCTGCTGTACGTCAATTCATCTACTAAAAATTCTATACCAGCAAAATGTTTATCACCAACCCAACTATTAACATTTCTCTTTTTCAAATAGGCTACGGTTACATGTGGTTTATACACTGGAAAACTATTTTTATTTTCCAATTTTTCCTCAATGAAATAATGCATGTTGTTCATCACAAAACTTTTAACTTCCACTTTAAGTACATCATAATCATCACCGTTTGTAAATGCACTAATTTTACCTAACTTAACCTTAAACGGTTTATATTCTTGCACAAGCTCTCTCACACCATCAGGCTTTTCGTCCAATAGCCCATAAAGAACAGTAACATGAACATCTTTCTCTCTTCCGTATTGTTGTTCTTTATCATATATCAAATTATCTGGTATCTTGTTACCATAATTTATAACCATTTCAGATAAGTGGTCTGGTAAGTCAACCTGAACACTTGAATAATTATGCTTGTTTTCAGTTAAAGAAGTAACAAATCTTTTGAATTTCATTTGTTTACGCCCGCTTTTCCTTGACATATATCAAAGTTCTTCTATTTTCTTTTTAATCTCTTCAAAACCAGCATCGAGTGTGGCGTAAAACAATTTACGTTCCTCTGTTTCATCAATACCGGGCAAATCTATTCTGGCATTTACTTTACTAACCCAATCTTCTTTTAATTCTTCATTTTCTAACTGTTTGACAACGTACTTCAATACTTGTTTCTTAAATAACTTTACTATAAAATTCACAATACACTCCCATATTAAGTATTTATGCGTTTACTTATTCAACATATTTATGATTTTAGTTGCAAGAAAAGGTATAGTTTTCATAACTTCTATTAGATGTTTAGTGCCGTATATACCGCTCGTTCTTCCTATATGTCTACGTGCCCAAATTCCTTTTCCTTTAGGTCCGGGAAATTTATATATAGCATATCCATATTTATCAGCTTGCTCAAAACTCCCCTGCCACCAATGAGAAGCATCATTCGACCAAATTCTAATAGTTGCTTTTCGCATCATTTGTCTAAATTTTGCAATCTGGTCTTTCTTTTTCATTGTTAAAAATTCTTTTTTGTTACCCAAATAATCATCAACATCTTCAAATAAAACCTCTATTATATACTTACTGCCAGATGATTGTTTTCCCTGCTTATTAACTATCTTTACTTTATTTTCATACGTTGGAGTAACTTCATATCTTAAAAGTAAACCGTTATTATCTTCATCCCAAACTACTTCTTTGAGAAATGAACCAGTTTTACCCTCTTCTTGTCTTAACTTATAAAATTCAATATTTTTTTGGGATGGAACAACATCAACATAATCACTGAAAACAAGCCCAGTTCCTTCTAATAGTGCCTGAAGTAAATTAGCTTCACTTATTAGAAATTCTTTAAATTTAGCCATTATTCTCTTCTTTGTCTAATATTGACTTTGCCCATTTAAAACCGACATCACCACCCCAAGCAAGATGCATCAAAAATCCATTATCTTTCCAAGGCTCATCTTTATAGTCTGGATTTACTTTCTCATTACCACTGTGCCTACTAAAGAAACTAAACATTCTCTTAACTGTATCAAGGCTTATTTCCTCTCTATTAGCAAGTTGGCGGGCTCTTGTCCAACCAACCTTAGTACCACTATCGGAAGTTTCTTTTGGGTATTTCTCCCTGTATTCGAGTGCTCTTTTAGCCTGATTCGCTACTTCTTGTGGCGGTTTAAATGTTTGCGTCTGCTCTAAAATAAATCTTTTGAATTTCACTTTAATCTATCTCCATTAAGATAGATTTCCGCTACACCATACAAACTAAACAATTTATCCATTAACTTAACTTTTGTCTCTTCACTATCCGCTTCAATATCAGTAATATCAACCACTCCATTCAACACGTCATATTGAACATGCCCCATCTTCTGATTATTACTATCATATACTGTGATAAACTCTTTCATAGTAGATGCAACCATACCACCATTATCAACACTAAAATAAAAATTGCCCTTTACAAAATCTTTAAATTTCGCCATCATTTAATCCTTCTTTACATTTCTTTCTTGTTTACCAAGTTTAGTTGTTGGTGTTCTAAATGTAACTGAATAACTACCACCTATTTTACGTGGCTTTTCACTTCGCATAAACACCTTACCACCTTTATCAAGAGCTATTGAAGTTACTCGCTCACCATTATCAAGCACACGAACATCATACCCCTTCCCTAACTTTTCACTGTAGAAATTCTTCTTTACAAACAACTTTTCTAATTCATCTTTGTTGTTATTCTTTACTGCTTCAATAATTCTATTCTGTATGTCTTTTGTTTTAGGTTTAAGAAAGACAATATCGGCAACCCCTTTCTTATTAAAAAGGCGCTTAACTTTAGCTTCATATTTCTTACTGTCATAATTTTCAGGCAATTTATCCCAAGGAAGCAAGTTATAAAGTTCTGCCATACTAACCATCCATTTAGTACCAGCAACTTTAATGTTCACATCACTATCATCTATCAATCTATTCCAACCACTACCCTTAGTTTGAATATCCCAACCGGGACCGTTCGCTATATTTTCCTCAAAGTCAAGACCTACCATACGTAAACCTTTGACTAAAACCTTCTCAAATGTCTTCCCCTCGAAACCAGAATCCATATCCTTTAATTCCGCAATAAACTGCTTAAATTTCGCCATCATCCCCACCCGAAATAAAGTTCCAGTAACTATCTACATTTTCTCTTTGTTTTTCCATTAAATCAATAACATCCTTATTGTCTTCATCTTCCCTATCATCAATCAAAAATTGCCAAATGTCAACATCTTCCTGAATGCCCATGTCTCTCCATTCTTCCCACATATTTCTTTGAGCACATGTCAATTTATCTAAAAATTCACTAAGTATTTCTTCTTTATCCATCACTTAATCGCCACCCATACATAGCTATGAAAATATTTACCGCTTGTCTACATTCCAATTCATCTCTTTTACAACATGTCAATTGTCTACGAACCTTGTCATTATCAAAAATATAATGAAACATCCAATCTTCAAATTCCACTGACTGGGTGTAATTCCAACAATGTTGTTTATTCCAATCTAATTCTTTAAAATCAATCTCTTCATAATCAACTCCAATTGTATCACAAAGTTGCTTTAAAATATTTACTAAATGTATATTCATAGAGCCTCTTGATTATTTATATTACTAAATCTCCTTCATCATTCCAATCACCCCAATCAGAATCATATAAATGTTCTGAATGTTTACCACCATCATCAAAAATCATAGCTGGCGCATCATCTTCTATTTTATAGCGTGATTCAATATGTGTTCTATTAATCACATCACCATCATAAAAAGGGGTTTTAATAAAATACAATGCCCAAGCAAGAGCTAAAACTGTATCATCATGACAAGTTTCAGTTTCACTTCTGTAAATTCCCGGTTGGTGTTCGACATATCGGGTAAGCTCATACACGGTGGTTTTGTCAACTACTTTGAGCCACCCCTTTTCCATATATTCTTTGAGTAGTAGATTTGCAATATTTTTCGACTTTTTAGTTGATCGGATACCTAATCCTTTTTTATCACAATTACACATATTTTCATATTCGTAAGTGTGCCAAATAGTCGCTGCAACCTCACCAGCTTCTTGACCATTGGATTCTACCATCATATATGCATTGTTATAGTATTCTGCAACACCAATGCAAACTTGAGCAAAATCATAAGGAGAAATCATATTGTTTCTGTAAGTAGCAACTTGATAAACTTCATGTGGACCTACTATTTTTAGAACTGTTATAGCTGACGAGTCATTTCCGGTGCCTCCACTTGAGTCAATCCCTTCAACATAAAATGCCCCTTCTTGTGGATATTCATATATAAGTAAAGCCCCACCCTGCTTAACTTCAACTGGATCTGATATTTCTATTCTTTCTAATATATCAGAATCTACGAGTGTTGAAGAACTTCCAAGAAACTTGCAATTATGAGACTTTATCCCATTACTCAAATATGAATGTTCCCTATCATGAACTTCAAGTATATCATACACAAAATCTTTCTCTACAAGATATTCAATATTTTTGATTGTTTCAAAACTATTATTTATTTGAAGTGGTTCACCTTCAATAAACTCCTTAGCTTTTTGAACCATACCATCAACTATAAATTCATGCTCATAGTTTACTTTTATCTGTAAACCAGATTCAAGGGTAAATCTAATTATATTACATGGGTTTACTGACTTTGAAATTCCTTCAAAATCAACAAATCCATTATCCGTCAATATCTGATAATCACTAAACTTTTTTATTGTAAACATATCTAAGACATCCACTGGTATATATTACATTTTTCATTTTACTGTCATTTTCCAACACAACATTGCTATATTGGTCATAGTAAAATATCCGAGGTTTTTCAACCCTATCAAAAACAAAACCTTCTTTTTCTAAACCAACACAACTATTCTTATTCTCCCAATCTCTATCAATTAACAAATATAGAATATCATTTTCTTCAAACATATCAACAATAGAATCATAGAAAATTTCTTTACCTAAAATAACATCTTTCAATTTCTTCTTAATTACATTCTTTCTAAAAAGCCAATCATGTTCATATATATGAACCAATCTGACACCTTTTTCATCACATAAATCTGTTTTCATTTTGTGATATTCTTTTCCAACTTTATCTACATTATGCCAATATGTACCATTAAATTCTATTGCTAATTTCAATTCGGGTAAGTATATGTCAATTTCAAAATTTCCTAACAAATTTCTTTTATTAAAAATCATTTCTCCATCATATATTGATTTTAAATATTTTCTTAATTTCTTTTCTGTTTTGGAAACGTTACCCATACAACTACGACAGCCCTTTTTATGGCTTAAAAAATTAGTTGGGTATGGATAAAATACTCCATGTCGTGGACATATAACTTTAACTTTAGTATGACAATTTACATATTCTATTTCACTATAATCATATTTGTCACCATGTACCAATTTACATTCTTCAATAAACTTCTCTGTTGTTTTTCGTTGAGAGTTTGCAGATTTGATTATCCCACATTTATGACAACCCTGCTTAACATCAACATGTTTAGATGGTTTTATTTTAAACTCACCATGGAGTGGACAAATTAAAATAACTTTCGTATGACAATTTACATATTCAACTTTACTATAGTCATATTTGTCACCATGTATTTCTATAGCTTTTTTCAAAAAATCTTCTTGTGGTGCAGCAAAAAATCTTCTACGAGCTTCAATAGCACATTTAGGGCACCCACGTAAATTTGTTTTATGAGTATGATTATTCCAAGATTGATAAAATGTTCCATGTTCTGGACATATAATAGCGTGTTTTTCTTTCTTATTCAAAGTTATGTCAACTTTACTATAATCATACTTGTTATTGTGAAGTTTTTTAGCATTATTGATAGATTCAATAAAATTGTTTTCTCTGTTACATTCTTTACAAACACACATTTCGACGAGACACTGTGCCGATTTCTTTATCTCTCCATGCCATGGACATATGACTATGACCTTATCAGAAGATTTTTTACAATACAATTTACTCAAATCATAAAAATCACCATATATATCAGTTATGAAATTCTTTATATTTTCTGTTTTATATATCACTATGCGCACATCTCATAAAAGTCACCAATATCAACAGTTTCAACTAAACCAGTATTTTTATTTCTAACTGTTATTTTAGTATCTTGAACTACGCAACCAAATTCCTGATTCCATTGAACTATTCCACCCGGAAGAGTTTTTATCGTTTCCTCTTTAAATTTTTCATCTCTTCCCGGAACTTCCCACCAATTTATTTTGATTGGATAATAACTACTTCTTCCATCAACCGCTTTCTTCCACATATCATAATAATGATTCATGCCATTTGGGGTCGAAACTACGATTATCTGTGAAGATTCACCAGAAGAAATCGTTGGAAGAACACTGGCTATAAACTCACTTGCAAGCTGTGAACCTCCAGTTCCACCATTTCCAATCCAAGCAAACTCATCTAATATTAAAAGTGAAATTGATTCAGAACGTATACCAGAAACAGAAGTAGGTCTTGCTATAACTCTAATATCATTTTCAAATTCTATTGTCTTTTGATTCCAACCACCATCCTTTACTCCTTGCTGTAACCACAATGGAAGCATGATATAAGCATCTTTGACTTCTTTTAATAACTTCAATGAAGTGTTTTCTTTATTAGCAAGAATAGCATAAGTTTTATCTGAATTAAATAGTATTTTATGTATTAAATATATGCGCGTGAGGGTTGATTTCCCAATTTGTCTGCTGCTAAGTGTTAAAATGTGCCGTTTCTTTTCTCCTTTATAAATAGGCGGGTCAATAAATGCTTTCAACATTTTCTTTTGAAAATCATGTAATTTTATTAACTCTTTACCCCTATCAATAGTGACAATATAGAAATACTTTTCTGCAAAGTAAATTATATCATTAGCACATTTAATCCACTCTTTTTGTAATTCTGGAGTCATGTCAACAATTTCACCAGCAGAACGCAACCCACTTATATTCTTATACATACCTCTAACCTTCTAAAAATTTCCTACACTCTTCAATCACCTTTTCTTTATTCTTATTGTAGTCACTCTCCGTTCTAAAAAACTTATAGAATCTTTGCAAGACTCATGTATCCATCCTATTGACAACATTCAAAATAAACGCTTAAACTCAACACTTAATTATTTATACAAAAAGGGGAACCACTAAAAGCAATTCCCCCTAATAACAGAAGCTCGAAACTGTTAAAAGTAGCTTTTGTCAGACTGGTAGCTACCACACCTTGATTGGCTTTTTACATCTCCTTTTCATACCCACATGGACATTTTTCAACCATACAATTCATATCTGTATCTGGATGTTCTTCTTTGTGACTGCTCCCACAACTAAAGTCGTGGGTTTCTAAGAGCCATAGGCTCTATAGACTCCAGTCCGAGTCTATGTATATTAATAGATGCATTTAGATCA